TCAGGTCCATCTTCCAGCGCGGTCCAACGTTGTTGGTCGCCCAGAACTGGAACTCACCACGGATTTGCTGCAACTCATCGAAGATGCCGACCGTAACCGCAGACGGGTTGGTGGCATTCACTGAACCGAGGAAGAACAGCGCGATGTTGTTTGCCGTCATTTCTTCGGCATCTACCGCAACCGCACCACCCTTCTGCGTGATGACCGAGAAGTCCTGCACCTTGGTGCCAGCCATAGCGCTAAAGTGCGGTAGGATGGTAACGGCAGGCGTGTAGACCATCTTGGGACAGTTGCCCAAATGGAAGAAGTTAGCCGCGCCTTCCGGGCGAAACAACGCAAAGCCTTTGCCGACGCTTAGATTTCTTACGTCGGGGGAGAGAATACCAGCCATGATGGGTCTCCTTTTGGAGAGTCTAGAGTTCGTCCGGGTTCAGCACGTAGCTGAGCGCGAAGTGCATCAGCATCATTCCCTGAAGGGTATTTGCTGTACGCATGTCGGTTTCGGAGCCGCGATACTCTACTTGGCCGTCAGGCCCTAACATCGTGTATAAATTGGTGTCGGTTGTTAAAACTTTGATGACTTTGGAACGGTACGCTGAAAGTTCGGGGCCAATAGGTGCGGGAGTAAGCACACCGTTAATATTGACTGTTAAATTGCTTTCGTCGGCGCGCGGCTTGAGGATGATGAAGATTTCCGGCAGCAACGTAAAAAGCGCTACCGGCATCTGAGTAAGTTGCAGTCCCTTGATTTCGGTTAGTATCTCTTCAGTACCATCAAGCAACACTGCGACAGGCAAATCATCGGCGTTAAACGCACCACGGTTGCGCCAGACACCAGTAAGTGGCGTCACCTGATGAAGTAGGATCATCAGGTAAGCAAGTATTTCCTCGCGCCGGTCACGGGCCACTACTTAATCCTACTAGTCGCCTTAGAGCGGTGATAGGCTGTGTGATAAGCGTAGAACAAGTTGGTGCCGCGTGAGTGAGGGTTATTATATTTACCACGCACCGCCGCACGAGAACCTTCCAAGCCTGCGTTAATCGCTTCGTCTTCCTTACTAGTTAAAGGGATTAACCTACGCGGCTCACTGCCGTGCCCTAAAGCATCCTTCGCCTTGGCAATACGTTCAATCAAGGCGTTGATGCGGTTAGGGTCTATCATGTTAGTTGAGCCTAACTTGCAACTGCCATACAATCGTAAGGCCACCGGGATTGATATTCGCGGGACGTTGGACGATGCGGTAGGAGGCAGCTTCAGCCTTGGTCACTGGGTTAAATATGACCAAATTGTCCTTGCCCTGCTCAGGCGTGATGGCGAGATTGAGATTGGATACCACCGCCTTGACAGCCAAGGGGTCAACCAAACCACCCATGCGTTCTACGGGCGTGAATTGCACCAAGGCAACCCGACAAGGGAAATCACCATCGGTACGCCTTAGGACGGCCTTCTGCCCAAGCGCGGGCATAATCTTCTTGTCCACGATCCTCTGCATCTTTTTATAGAGTTGCAGAGAATTGACCATGGCTTCACCTTCCTATGCGCAACTATTGAGCGCTTTACACGCAACTAAAGCCTCATATGCGCAATTAAAGGTACTTAAGGGCGTCTACACGCAACTAAAGCCAAAGTTAAGTCGCTAGGAAGCGCTTGAACTTCTTCTCTTGGACGGCAGGCTTTCGCATCGTTAGGTTGCGCGTGTCGTACATCTGCTTCAACCTAGTCACAGGCACGGGCGCACCGTCGTGCCCCTCTTCTTTGTCGAACAACTCACCCGGTCGATACTTGCGGCACGCATAGGTGAGTGGGCGCGCAACATAGAAGTCCGCTCGCCGGTCGAATGGCGCTAATGCTAACCTGCCCATTGGGCTACGCTCCCCTTACTCTCAGTCGTCATCCGCAACGGCGTTATTGAAGAACACGCCAAGGTCGGCTGCGACTTGCTTGAGGTCCCACGCCATCCGGCCTTGGAAGTAATCCGAATGGGCGCGCGGGTCACGGCCACGCTCGATAACTCCACCGAGCGTATTGGTGACGCCGGGGATAAGCCCGGTCCACGCGAAGGTCGCGATTGCGGTTGGGCTGTCGAGGCCGGGGTTCGGCTCGATATAAGCCAACAGCATTGCGTTCTCATCTACGATGTATTCGAACGCATCCGCTGCACCTTCTGCCGCTGAGTTATAAACACCGCGAGCAGTGATGACGGTTGGCACTTCGAACAACTTGCCAAGCACGTCTTCGTCCGCGATGCCGGTTTGCGTGAACTTGATGCGGTCGGCAACGTCGGGATGGGTACGAAGGTGGCGGCGCACGTTGGCACCAAACACCAGCGTGTTGGGCATGAAACCAGTCTTGCGATTGATTTCATCCTTCCACTTGTCCACCGTTCCGATTGGGTCGGACGAAGCATCACTGAACTGAAGGAAGGTATCGCCGCTCGTAGCATGAGCTAGACCCTGCACTTCAGTCGTCCACTTGCCAGTGGCAAAGAACCGCTGCGCCCACACACGATCTTGCTTAATCATGTGCTTCTGGGTGAGCAACGTGACTGCGTTTTCGTCCAACCTGATTGGATCATCAACGTTTGCGCGTTGACGGTCGTCAATCACGTGCTCCAGCGCGTATTCGATTGCGCTGTAGCTGTCGGAACTCAGCTTGTATCCGACTTGCATCGGACGGCCGCCGAGTGCGCGAGGTGACGCTTCATCGCGCCAGAAGTAGCCACGGTCATAGACCACATACAGGTCTGTTTGTTTCAGAACTGGAATGGTCGATGAAGCTTTCTGGGCTACGAAGTTGCCGCGATCTTGCACGTAGTTGACGCTGAAGTTGGTCAAATAGCGATCAACGTGCAGCGTTCCTTGAACGTTACCGTAATACTGTGGCATTGGATTTCTCCTGAGTTAGTGGCTTTTAGGGCCGCTGCATCTATTACGTGCGAAGCCTGACAGTAATAACTTCACCGGCGTTACCACCACTCAGTGCTACGCCGTCCGCGTCGGATTCTGCCCCGACAATGGCCAATCCGAGGTTGTCGGATTCCACCCACGCACCGGGGGAGATTGTTCCCGCCGCTGCGACAATGACTTTGCCGATGCCATCCATCTGGATAGTGACAGGATTGTCGGTCTTGGCACCTTCAACAATGACGCCAAGAGTGGGGCTGGTGCCCGGATCACCAAGTTGGATATTGCCACTGGTGTCCATGCGAGCGAACTTGAATACTGCTGCCGACAGGTCAGCCCCCGCAGGCGCAGCGTACAGCGTCAAAGCTTGAAGTGAGGTAGCCATTGGATTGCTCCTGTTGGATTAAAAAGTGCGCTGCGCTATTACGTGCGGAGCCGTACAGAAACGATGTCGTTTTCAACGCCGGTTGCCAACGCCACAGCGTCGTAATCAGTGTCGAGTACGCCTGCGATAGCCCTGCCATCGGTATCGGATTCCACGGGGGCACCGGCAGTAACCCCGCCAGTGCCAACCAGAACTTTGCTGATACCATCCATCTGGACAGTGACAGGGAAGGTTTGTTTGGCACCTTCAACAACGATGCCAACACTTCCACTGGTATGACCATCGGCAACGACTAGGTTGCCATCAGTATCGACGCGGGCGAACTTGAACAGTGCGGCAGAAAGGTCTGCCCCCGCTGGCGCGGAATATAGCGTCAGGCCTTGGAGTGAGCTTGCCATGTGTTAAACTCCTGTTGGAGTGGGCCTGACTCTTAGTTGTTGTCGCGCTGATACTGCGCACCAGACGCCTGATAGTCAGCAAACTCGGCGGGGTTCTCCTGCCGTGCTTTCTGCATGGCTTCTTGGCGAGTGCAGTTGTCACGCTTCTTGATTTCGCTGACCTTCGTCTCAAAGGTCTGCGTACCACCTTCGCGGCCACCCTGATAACCAAGGGTCTCGAAGGCCTTGTTGGCTAGCGCCTGCGATTGCTTGAAGACCTTCTCGAAGGACTTGCGCAATGCTTCGTCCATCTTGCCAATGGCCCTAAGCATGTTAGCACGCTCATCGAGGCTGCCGGGCACCGCTTCAAACTCGTCATCGGCGCGCTTCTTCAGTTCGACCATCTCGCGACGGTCGCGCTCCTTGGCGAGTTCTTCATGTGCCTTGGTGATGGCTTCCTGTTGCGCCTTGAAGATAGCGAACTGGGTTTCACCAACTGCCGACTTGGCAATCATCTGTCCGTTGACTTCAAGGGTTTCGTCTTCCACGGTAGCCTCCTTGGCAATCTTTTCGTCCTTGGGTTCGTCCTTCTTGATTTCTTCGGGCGCAGCCTTTTTGGCTTCAGTCTTTTTGACTTCGGCTTTCTTAGGCTCGTCCTTTTTGACTTCCTTAGGTGCGGCTTTCTTGGCCTTGTCGCCATCGTCGCCATCATCGCCGTTGTCGCCGTCACCGTCGCCATCGTCGTCGCCGTCCCAATCGTCCTCGTCGTCGTCACCGTCGCCAGTGTCGTCATCGGAGTTCTTGGACTTGGCTTTGTTCATGACATCGTCGTCGGCCGGAACCTTCGGACGGAAGCGGCGGAATTTGCCGTTCTTGCCGTCGCCATCCGGCTTGACGGTTGCAGGGTCGTCCGCCTTGAGCAACTTTTCGATTTGCTCTTCAAGGCCCGACAACTGCTTCTCAAGGTCGGCAAGCATGGTTTCATGATTAGCCATGATGGTCTCCTGTAGGCCGGTTGATTTTGGGGGATATACGCAATCGCGTATAAAAACCGCTTATACGGTATCGCGTATAATTTACGTTTATTCAGCCCATTAATCCGCCGAATGCACCTTCGGTGCCACCCGGCGCGGGTCTCAACTTGCTCTTTTTGCGGGCCTTCAACATGTCTAGTTGCTTGCGCAATAGCTTGGCACGCTTCGATGCAGTCGGGATGTAAAGGTCGCCCGGAAGCCCGCGTTGGATTGGTACGGTGGTGTGGGTCTTGCCACGGCTTTCGGCTTTCTCATCGTCCTTCGTTTTAACTAACGACGGGTTACCACTGTTTCGAAGTGCTCTAGTTTGGGCGCTAACTTTCCAGCGTTGATAATCAGTGTCGTTACTAAATTGGGCGCGATGATCAGAGCCGTGCCCGAGAGCGTCTTTCGCCTTTTCGACTAAGGCTTCAACCCGCTTGCTAAAGCCTTGAATTTGGTCGGAAGTGTCCAACGAAGCTTCAATTTGGTCCATCGCTTCTGGGCACTCGTCGCCCACATACTTTAGGAACAAACTAGCTACTGAATCAGCAGGTGGGACGCCGTTTCCCCAACCTTCCCAAGATGCAGTAAGCAACTTTTGCAACTTGTCTGGGGCTGCACATTCACTAAGGAAGTTACCGATGCTGGGTGCCGATGTATTGAAGTCAACAGCAAGCTGTTTAGCAATACGTTCTGTCAAGTCGGCTTTCCACGTATCTGGTATCATGCCACTTGCACCAAGCGCAGCGGCGCGGTTCTTGATATGACGACGGGTAGCGGCCGGGTTCTTAGCACGGCCAATAGCGCGGATAGCATTAGACAAGTCACCCTTGTTCTCGATTGGATAACCGCCACCAGGCATTGCTGCACCCGACTTGGCGTCTGACTTGCGTTCCTTGTCGGAGAACTCGCGCTTGTCCACTTCAGGGTCGGCGCGCTTCATGATGGTCATGATAGCGCCTTCCTGACAGGGTCTATCAACCGCCGCGATGCGGCTTAGTTCAAAGTCCTTGAGGATGCGCTTCATAGGGTTAGGTTTTACCCTTTCGCGGCTTTAGTCAGTTTCTCGTAGTCTGCCATGTCGAGACACCCTGACATGGACGCCGCCATTTCAGTCAGGCGATGTATCCACAAGTCGCCTTCTTCACTGCGCGGCATGTCCTCACGGGCAAACTCAAGAACACGGATAAACAACGGGATGTTCATCTCGATACTGGTTTGCGCGGCCTTAAGCATCGTATTGAGTTTGGCCACACGTGACGACAGTTCTGTGATACGTCCTACGACCAACTCACTCATGTTCTTCAACCGTGATGCGTCGGCCTTCTATGGAGAAACCTTTGTAGGTTCCGTCAACAAACTTGGCCAACACTTCAGGCGGCGGTTTGTATGCCACCATCAGGCCAGTGGTACGTGTTTCCACGCCCATGGCCTTGGCGATGTCTGTGGTGAGTGGAAAAGCGAACACGAAGGTTCCCTTGTCACCACCACCGTGCATCTCGTTGCCAATGCGCGAGTTCTGCATGAAATCTACAGATGCCTTGAGCATGGCTTCTTCAGGGATATGCTCAGGGACTCGCTGTCCATCAGGGTCTAGGTTCAAATCGTAATAGGGTTGGCCATCAATCTTGCAGATAACGGCGTAACCCATCACTAATCCCAAGGCTTGGTCTACCTTGGCAATTCTTATCTTAGTAACATCGGTGTCACCGGCCGGAGGTTGGTCACGCGGTCCATCAATGTAGTTATGTTCGCCGTAGCGGACGCAACACGCACCGAGTGCCACCGAACTGTCATGCATGGTTTGGATAATGTCGCGGTCAGTGGACGAGTGACGAGCGCCTAGTTTGGCTAGCTCTGCGTCTAAATCTTCCTCGTACCGCTTCCCATAATAGGCACCCAAGGCCATGCGAATACGTTCTTCCTTGGACTTACCCTTGAACTTGTCATTAGAAGAATGGACAAAATCATCAATGTAATCTGAGGCACCGGCCTTAGGTCCTAAGGTCTTTTCGAGTTCGGCAAGGTAATCTTCATCCATTACCGACTCCTTGCCTATCGCCCAGTTATCCCGACCCTTCTTACGATGACGTGGGTATTGCTTCTTGCCACCGTAGCGCACCGAGAAGTTGCGCAAGTTACGGGCTACGTGGATTTGGCCTTGGATATTAGCGGCAGGGCCTGCGCTAGTGCTAGCGGCGGGGGTGCTGCCCGCAGTAGTCGTAGCACTGCCTGCACCGCCTGCATCGGCCATAATAAGGTTTTTTGTGTTGTGAGACTTCACATCGGCTACCGCAACCCGACTGATACCCGTGGGGCCACCGCTACGCGATGTGATTCGCTTTTACATATACGCTAACTGACTCTACGTCAATAGGTTGCGTAACCTATTCCTCACCTTCACCCGGCAATCTGAAGGTAATCCAACATCGGCAACCGGCAGTCTCAGCTATATCAGCGGCGGGGTCACCAGGGTACATGATAGGGCCGTGGTCAGAATCGAAAGGTTCGTCAAAGCCTTGGACTTCGGCACCGTCCAATCCAAAGTGGCTATCACGGGTAGCATCGTCCCCAACGGCATTCCAAATACGGATAATACTATCCTCACGAAAGTTGGCTTGGTTAGCAGCCTGCCGCAATGCAGCATGACGACTTTCGTTTATTGCGTTTAGCGCCACGACGTGGGCGATTCGCTTGGCCCGGTAGACAAGCCGCCTTCTACGATAGGCTTCTACCATACGGTCGATATCCGCTGTGCTTAACTGCTCATTACCTTCGACGGCTTCTTCCACCGTAGAATCAAATCGCTTATCACGTAGGACACGGTCAAGGGCGTCAGCGTTATTCCGAGATAGTGAGTAATAGTAGTTTGCGGCATAGTTTTCATCCTGTGCCGTCAAGCCAATGGTGCTAGCTATAGGGGTTTTAGGGTCACGTGGCTCATTAGGATTATAAGCCTTAGTCATTCGCGAAACGGCTTGTCGGATAACGGCATGTTGGTCTTTGGCAAAATCCCTAAGGAAACGTTGACGGGCTTCACCAATTAGTTTGCCAACATAAGGGTGCGTTGGGTCGAACCGTATTGGCTTACCCAACTTACGGCTAATTGCAGCCGCTTCCGACCGTCCGACTGTAGCAAAGGCACGCGCTAAGATATTGGTAAACTTGGCAACTTCCGGCATGATAAAGAAGGTAGGATCACCGCCGCCAGCATTACGCAAGTGGCGGCGCATACCTGCAACCATAAGAAGGAACTCGCTGGTAATGGCCGATTCAAGTTCGGCAGTCAGCGCTTTGAGACGCCTATTTTCAGCTTTGCGGGTGGGCATTAATCTAGTCCAAATCTAGGATGCGGTTGCACCAAGTAGATGCACCCCGCTTTACGTCCACAGGCTTTTGTTCGGTGTCAAGCGCCCGCTTATTCCACGGTCTGGGGCCTTCGGCCTTTGCTTGTGCGGTAATCTTTTCGGCAGTTTCACGCACGGATTCAGTGTAAGAACTACTACCAGCACCGCCGCCACCAGTACCACCGTACAAACCACCATTACCACCATTACCACCATTAAAATAAGTAAGAGTGCCAGAGGTCCTAGCTACAGTCATAGTGCGATATTGGTCAAAACTATCATACATTGCTATCGACCCTTGAGGTTCACACTCGATACACTCAACCAGAAAACTATCTGTGGCTAAATCTCTTTCAATCCAACCAATACGATAACCCTCAGTTATAAGCCGGTTTTGCAAATCCAACATATAACCGGGGTTGTCAGCAATAGCTCGATAGGGCACTTGTAACATCCGCGATGTACTACTCATCGCTTTACGCTCACGTGCATTAAACTGCATCTTTATGTGACTCCAATTCAGGTGTCGCGCCGATAACTAACTCACGACAGTATTGATGCATGGTAATGCCGTTGCGCATTCTGACATGCGGGGCGTCCTCGATACGGTCCTTTATAGCAAGGATACCGTTACGCAACCGGGTATTCTCTGCGGCTAGCAACTCTGCCTTACGCGCCCAATCTACTTTCTGGTCAGTCATACTACTATCTCCTGTTTCAACCACGGTACAATCTGCAACAACGCCTTCACCATATTGGTGCTGTTAACGTAGGGATTCCTAGCGGCTATTTTGGTCCGTTCGATTAGGTTTGCCCTTGAAAGCACCTTGGGCCAGTTAAAAATACCATGAAAGCCGAAATGACGGCTACCTACTGTTGGTTGCAGC